TATTCATTCGGTTTATAACCAATGTAATTTACATTTTCTAATTTTTTAGCTTGATCATATAAATCATGATATTCATGGTCATTTTGTTTATAAAAATCTTTACCATAAACTTCTGTAGAAGAATAAACATCTAAAGTAACCAATGGGTTTTTAACTAATTGCATTGCACCCAGTAATACACTGAGTCCTCTCCATGGGGTACAATGATGAATTATTTTTATAGGTTCACCTTTTTTATATGGTGTTGAAATAGGTTCAATAGTATCGACACCATTTTTAATTACTAAACATTTTTCAGTGGGTAAATCAAATGCCATTAAAAACTTTTCAAAGTTCCAATTAGAATTAAATACATACCAATCATATTTATCGTGATTGGATTTATCTTTAAACCATGGTACTAAGTTGGGTTGATCGTAGGAATTCTTTTGCCAAAGAATATTTACTTTGTTTTTTGATAATGGAATTTTTTCTGGAACTGATGTACAAATTTCAACTTGATCCAATAACTTAGGATCAACATATTTTCTTAAATATTCAAATTGAAGCTCTGTCCCGCCTCTAGGATTTTGGTTCTTCATTTTTTTGATTCATCACTTTCTGTAAAACATTAAGACCTTTCGGGGAAACTTGTACTTGAACATCTTGAGCAATATCTGCTGCCGTTGTTAAAGTATTAGGATCCGCTATATCTGCATCTCTTTCTGCTTCATCTTTATATATTTTATTGGTTTTCGTATTTCTAATAATCACTGTAGTGGTACAATGAATTTTTAATAAGTCATCGTGTGCCATTATCCGTTTTGATCCTCTCTACTAATTTCTAATATTGATAGTGCAGCACTTATACCAGATGTATCAGAAGTTTCAAGAGCAATCGAATCACTTTCTTCTAATACTAATGGGCCTTTTGCAACATTACATATGGTAGGACCGGATATTGCTGCATGAACAACCACATAACTTGTTGTCGCAGAACTATCTGTAATATGTACTTTAAATGTTTTTGATCCACCAGAATTAGTCACTTGTACATTTTGTATAATTGCATTGGCATTACTTGGACAAGTATAGGTAGTCACCGCTGTTGTAACGGTTGGATCATAGAATGCATTTTTATAAAAGTTTGCCATTATGTTAAATCAACCCATTTTAATGTGCCACAAATATCATCACCATTACTGCCTCCTTTTGCACACAATGTTAATGTATCAGAAGAACCTGCAATTGTCTGTCCTAATTGATAGGCAAAGTTAAATCCATCTCGTGCAAATTGTAAATTGTTTGCACCTTTACCAGATAGATATGCTTGGCCAACAACTGTTCCTCCTGTAATTGTGGTCGTTCCTGTTAAATCATATTCTACATTATCAGAATAACTAGTATATGAAAATGCTGTACTTGGTGTTGCATTGAGTCTTAATTCTATTTGAAAATCAGAGTTAGAGATAGCGGATGCTGCAATATCAATTGGAACAATCACTGCATATGGTCTACCAGATTTAATTCTAATTGTTGCTAAATTATAATATGTTCCAGCTGTGGTTAAATTAACTCCACCTAATGAAGCTGTTCCAATAGATTGACGTAATCCTTCTGGAGCATAACCCCCTTCAATCATAGCGGTTGAACATACTTGTTGTAATACTGCTGCACCGGATATAGTTCCTGTTGTTTCAATTTCATATCGAATAGGTAAGTTTGCAGTTTGCATGTAAACAGTTGTTAAATCATTTGCATTATAAAATGTATGAGCGGTAATAAATTTACCATCTATTACAAAACCAACTCGTACTGCTCCCATACCTAACCATTCATAATCTGTAAATAAAATACAAGCTTTATCTACATTTAAATCATAACCTGATGCACCTGTACCATCCAATTTATCACCATTCCATTCTGATTGAGATTTTTCAGTATCTACAGCCGAGCCTGATGTATAAGTACGTCTTACAATTTTTAATGTCGTTCCATCTGCCATAAAAAATATTCCATTGTTAGCATCAAAAGTTCCTACCTTTTGTTTAAGGTCTGCTTCTGGAGTATTCATGACAAATGTATTTAATATTAGTAATGATTTACCAGGTTGATAGGACATAACTCTTTTAGATTGTCTAATAACTTTATCGCCACTAGCTGTAGTCACATTTAAATTAACGGTTGATTTATTTGCGGTGTATGAAACAGTTCCTGATCCAGTTAAAGCTTCATCAAACAATGTATTCTTTGACATGACATTTTTAGAATCAAAGATAGTTAAAGGATTAGAAACTCTTAATCGTCCAAAGGCATCATAGGCATTGGACCCATCTCCGGGACCAATAACTGTTGGTTCAACGTTGACATTATTACAAGACATTAGCAACCAAACCTCATATTGTACCAAGTAAATCTTTCTAATTCTTTTCTAAGATCATCCTGATAAGAAAAGTTTAATTCATTTTTAATTGTATCTATAGATCTTAAAATCTGTCTTTGGTTTTCAACATCATATTCTTCTTTAGGTTCTGGTATGTATGAAGTTATTCTAGCCATTATCTTCTTCCATCCGGTCTTGCATCTACTCTCAAAGTTCCATAACGCCAGGTTTCACCTACGCCATCATTTTCTATTTTAATTGCAAGAAGTCTCCCTCTTGCTCGTGTATCTACTTTATCAGTAGATGATGTAATTGTAAATGGACCTAAAGGTGAACTAGTTGCAGTTCCACTTGGATAATCATTTAATAATAAAGTTATTTTTGAATTACCGGTTAATACTTTAAAATCAGGTACAAATCGTCTCATAGACATAATAAATTCTCCATCACCTCTAAAGTCTGCCATTCCTGTTGATTGACCAGTAATATCTCTTGTTGCAGATATATCAAAGTCTCCAGATTTAATATAAGCATTAATTGATGTAGTAGTACCATTTCTAACTTGATCGGTTCCGGTTTCATGGGCATAATAAGTAGATGCACCATATTTACTAGTAATCCCTAGTATGGTTGGAAAATTAGGGGTTGCAGTACTATTATAATCAGTTGCATACGGTAGATCAAATACTCCTTGATCCGCATAAGAACTTCTTGCAAGGGATGATGTGGTCCAACAATTTTCTGCATAATTATAAGTCACTGATCTATCTATTTGAGTCGATCCTGCTTTTGGATAAAACCAATTAATTTCATTATATAAAGTATTATGTTCACAATACACCAATTGATTAGAAGCATAATTAATTCCTAAATTATCTCCTGTAGTGGTAAATACAAAATCTTCAACCAAACAAGGTAGCATTTTAACGGTACCATCATACATAAAAAAACCACCTTCACCAGACATCCAAAAAACAATACCATTGGAATAACTTAAAGCATTTTGACCAATCAAACCACAGTTGGTACCCACTTGTCTTACAGAGAAAGTAAATGGTGGACCGACATATTGAATGACATATGCTGATGAATCGGTTAGTACTAAGGTATAATCTTTACCAGATACCGCTCCAACAATAACATTGCCTTTATCAAGTCTAAATGTTCCTGCTGTATTTGTTGCAGTTGGAGCATAAGTATTAAAATCTTCTTGATCTGAAAATCTTATAAACATTGGATCTTGTTTTGATGGATCACCAATGGTTGTTTCTGTTCCAAAATGAAATACATGTCGATCTCTATCGGATACTTGTGTCAGTCTTGTTTTAGTTGGTGCACCCGACATAACCGTTGCTCTAGTGGTTCTTGGATTTGATGCTCCGGCGTCCCAAGTATAAGTTTTACCATTATGAATAGTTGCAATTAATATTTGACCAAAGTTATCTAGTGACCAGAGACCGGGATCAAGGATAACATTAGTTGTTGATCGTTCTGTTCCCCAAGTCGAATCTCCCCAATAAGAAGTACCCCAACCAAAATTAGAAGTTTGAAAAATTGGACCGACAATAACATAAGGATCAATTTGCGCTGAACCAGTGCCTGATGTTGTTGATGCAGAATTAGATGGCATCGTAATATCAAAGGTATTGGTATTGACATTAGTAATTTCAAAAGTGTTGTCTTCAAAATCAGATGTAGCATATCCTGATCCAGTTGGAACCGTGACACTTGAAAAAGTCACATATCGTCCATCTTCTAATCCATGAGATGTTTTATTGACAGTAACCGTTGCTGACCCTGTAGTTGCATCAAAGGTTGCCCCTGTAATTGCAGTATCTAACGGAGTAATGTCATAAAACTGACCATTGTAGTAAATAAATAATCCTTGAGATGTACCAATGGCTGCATATTTTTCTCCTGCTAGTGAAATAAAAGT